CAACTTAAGTATGTTGAGTGGCAAGATAACCAAATAGGAAAGTTTAAAATTTGGATAAATCCTCCTACTGAGGACATGAGCTATCAGTATGAAGACCATATAGTTTTTGAGAATCTTGCCTATTATAGACATGAACTATGGAGTGCAGAATATTGGGCATTAGTCAGTCAATACCGAAAAGTAATGCTAGATATTTTTAACTTCATCCTTGATGAGATTCAAGAATAAAAACAATACTAGATAGATATTCTGTCTAGTAAATTTACCTAATAGGAGTCAAATTAATGGACATAAAACAAGTAACAGAAAAAATATTAGAATTCTGTCACAGAAGTTATCCAGATTTAAAATGGGATATTGACTCTGAAAATAATATAATTCAGTGTCCACTTTTTCCTGATGAATTAATAATAGAGGTTTTTCTAGATGGTCCGCTTAAGCGTGTTTCATGCGAAGCGTATTATGTAGGCACGTTTGGATTATGGATAAACCCTGACGATAGAGACAATAACTATCCTTATGAGAATCAAATAGCATTTGATTATATTAGAAGGTCAAAATCTGATTATTTTGACAACAAGTACAGAGAAACCCGAAAAGTAATGCTAGACATTTTTAACTTTATTCTTGATGAGATTCAAGAATAGATAGGAGTAACAGATGGACACATGGGAAGATGTTTACAAAAAGATAGAAGTATTAAAACAAATCGGGGTTTTTTGTGATAATGCCTATAAAATGGCTGATTACTCAAAATGGACTCTTAAGCTAAGGCAAATATATGCTTTCATTAATGTAGTATTAGAAGGCTCTATCAATATTCTCTATCCAAACGAGCTAAAAGGAAAATATAATGTTTGGGTTGAGTATCGTTCTAAATCGTCTAAAACTTTAGTAGTTAGAGTAGAGGGGACAGTCACTGGACATGATTGGGTTGAGATAGATTCGATTAAAAAAGAGCCAAAAAGTGAAGGAGATAATGAAACCTTAAATATCTTGATTCCAGAAGCAACAAAGATAATGGAGACTATTTTAGGTTTCACCGAAACAATTAAATCTGAGGATTAACGCTAATGAACAAAACAGAAGCATTAAGACAAATTGAGGTTTTCTGTAAAGAAACTTTTAAGCAGCCTAAAAATTGGAGTCTTGAATCGCAGAAGCTCGGCGCAAGTTCCTACGACAAGAACACCAATACTTTCGAGTATTTATATGGGGAGCTTGTCTTAAAAGGCGTGATTTTTGTTGTTTATCCTAGCGAATTACTACAAGGAGTTTTTCCTCCTGATATATTACTAGGAAGATATTATATTTCAATTAAATATCTTCCCAAGCCGTCTAACATTTTAGAGACTAAAGTAGAAAGTTATTTGACACAAACTCAGATGACTATGTCGCTAATAGGAGATTATCGCCGAGAAAATAAAAGCTGGGTTCAGCTTATTTCAACTAAAGAAGAATCAGATGTTGCGGGAGATAACGAAGGTTTAAAGATATTGATTCCAGAAGCGACAAAGATAATAGAGACTATTTTAAGTTTTACCAAAACAATTAAGGTTGAGGATTAATATCAATGAACAAACAAGAAACAGCCCAAAAAATATTCAATTTCTGTCAAAAAACTTACCCAGAGCTAAAGTGGTCATTTACGTCTTTAACTAAAACTCAAGACATGATTTATGGGTATCGCCCTATTCTTAATTCTATAAATGGAATACAAATAGATATAAAGGTCAATAGCAACAACTCTTATAGCAGTGACGGTTCACCTAGTGATTTTAGAAATTATATAGATGGTCGAACTACTATCTCTAATCTAGATTGGGAAGGAAGTTTTCTTATATGGATAAATGATAGAAAAAACAGTAAAATCTTGTTTAAGAAAAGTGGGACTGCTAAACATAAAGAATTAAATCTATGGCGTGAAAAAGGAACACAAATCATGATTAATATCCTTTCATTTATCGAAAATGAAATACAAACCGAGGTAACACCATGACAATAACAGCAAAAGAGTTCAATATTTTGATTTTAGAAGCAACAAAGATAATGAAGACTATTTTAGGCTTTATTAAAATAACTGAGGCTACAGACACTTAAAACAATAACAATAAATGAAGAACTTAGAATAGGCAACAGGTGGTTAAATATGTGTAATTAATTATCTCTAATTACTTACATCTAATAGAGTATCGCCGGGATAACTCATTGTATCCTGCATGCCCGGTGTTATTTATTCAGTTGCTAGCCTGAGTCATATTACGGGAGACCTGAGTTTGGTATTTGTACAGCCTTAATAGATACAGCGTCATAACTATACGCAGGTGCTAGCAATATACTAGATACTCCCCCATTACTCTCATCAGTATACTGCCGGAGCCTAGACGACCACAACTTATATATAACTCATGTGGATTATCTATTAGGCTCGCTACGCCTCCAATTTCCAGCGGCCTATCTAACCATACTAGAAATGGCTGTGCCTTAGTAAATTCATCGAGGACTACATCACTAGCTGGCTTTGCCTGATTCTCCCGACAACTTACATTAGACCTGGGGGTTATAGTGCGGGCTGCAGTACTGGTATTATTAGTTATACCAAATACACCATTGTCAGTAGAGTCCCCTATTTTATACGACACTATACAGTGCAGATCCATTGGGTAATTAGCAGTATATGCCTCAGTTGAATAACCTATATAATTAAACACATAGCCGTTCTGGTCTGGTATACCTGAGTTCAGACGTATTTGTAGTATACCTAGGCCTGCACTAGAGGCACACATATATACAACTCGCCCACCTGTCAAGTTAGGTAGGACATATGGGTTCTGCACAGGAACAAATGGGCCCGGCGTAGTCTCATTGTGAGGATATACCCCTGCTATGCATAAATTATTGTCAAATACCACGCGAGTCTTACCATCACTAGCAGTAGATGTAACGGCTCCAGTTATAAGCTCTCGGGATGGTATACGCGCGTGGAACTCCATAACATTAGGTAATACTTCATTATTAGCAGCACCTAGCGCTGTGTCTAGAAACTCTACTAACTGAGAACGTGTGATATCTATACCAGGACTGAGGCCTGATTTATAACCAAAGTATGTAATGCCGTTTATTGTGTTTATTGGAGTAATCATGGTGTTTGAGCTCCTGTTACTTTAAATTGAAAAGTTATACGTTCAGGGAAAAGCTGCCAAGTGAGTCCTTGATTAAGGCTATACAAAGGATCGTACAAAGGATTGTTGTCGCGAATCGACCATCCCAACGATCCTGATTGATTGTCAGAGGTGGTAGCCGCCCATATATACTGCCCACTACCGCTTAAAATTCCGACAACTAACCAATAAGTAGTATTAGCGGCTAATGTTTTCGGACAGGTAAGAGTAAAGATGTTATTGGCGGTAGTGGTGGTAATGGAATCAGGGTTAGTAAAACTGATTATCTCACCATTGAAATTAACGTCTAGTTCTGCCGCTGGGTAAAGCCTAACAACTAAATTGGGACTTGCAGTAATTTCCGCCAACCGAAGAATTACCGAGTTAATAATATAACCATTACTGTTATTGCCAGTTGTAAAACCTACCCTTAGCCATTGATTAAAGTTTATCAAGAGTCCTTGAGAGGCGGTGGTTACTGGAGGTAAATTATCAATAAGATCAGTAACAATATCGATTGGTCTACACGATAATTCAGATTCACAGAAGTCAAATTGACCTGCGAGACAACCCTGTGGCTCTGGTGCCTCACAAATACCAAACCAGTAACAGATATTACACTCCTCGTCATCTGGAACTAGCGCGCCTACTGCTGGTGTATCATCTATAATGCCAGTCCCCAGTAGATTACCCTCTCGTATAACCAGCACGCCGCCAGGAGCAGGATTAATTCTCTCTTCCCATCGTCCTAGTACTCCTACGCGCGCTGATGGGCGGGGCATACCTAGTAGTCCTGTGCCTAGGGTGGTGTTACCGTAAGTAGGTAGATTACTAACTACGTGTAGTGCCTCTCTCCATGCCTCTGTAACATATACTTCTTGATACCCTAGTCCTGTTAACCAGTTGAGAATACCCGATATAGTCGCAGGGATCTTAGTCGGAGCCGTAGGTACTACTAGTGGTTTATTATACGCCGCACTAATTGAGGGTACTAGGGCCTCTAGTATGCGGCCTAGATTACCTGATCTAATAGCTGTTTTACTGAATAGGCCGAAGTCTGTAGGTAGAGCCCCTCTTACGCGCGACATTGTCTTATCTATACGATAGAGATAGTTCCTATACACAGGGCCCAGTTCATCTAGTACTCTTAGGAATGAGGTGCTGGATAGCTCTCTAGCTAGTGATAATCCACACTCTAGTGTAGGGTCATTATCTAGTATAGCGCGGTATGTAGTATTTAAACTAACATCTCCTACTAACTCTAGTTGGAGTGCTAGGAATGTAGGACTCACTGTACCTGCCTGTCCTATTACATTAGTGAGGCTCGCCCGCGCCTGGCTAGGTGTATCGGCATAGTCAACTAGCACGCGACTTATAAGGGCCCCTAGTGTTCTATCTATAGCATCAGTGCCCCAGGAGGATGTGTAATAGTAGAGGCGCGCACTCTCTATTAATCTATGAGCATGGGGTAGGTATGATCTATCTACACGACTATAGGCCAATATAGCTAGGGCCGCTGTTATCGTACCACTAGCTGTAGGACTATCTAGGCTAAGTGACGTGCTTAGAGGCCGTGCGTCTGTCCAACCAGTAATCATTCTACCGCGGCTATCTATACGACTCACTAGATACTCTGCTAGTGGAGTGACCTTATCTCCGTAGCCCGCGATGCAGAGCGCTAGCAGTATAGCGGCGCATGATCTATCCCGTACCTCTCGAGATACGCGTTTATTATTGGGGCCCACCTCTATACAGTCGCTGCAGTTCTCTACTACGCGTATCTCAGTTAATGCCTGTAGTTTCTCTGCCTCGGGGCCGTATATATCGGCCTCAGAGTTCAGGCTATACACAAAGCGAGGAATACTCCCTCGTCTGCCCGGTAGACTGCCGGGATCCATTAGTTCTAGTAGGCCCGTACATGCTCGTCTAACGTATTCGCTGACTGTCGCGTCTATTTCAGAACTGCGGTATATTACATTAGCGTCTGGCCGTATAGATGCTCCTACCATACCTATGACAGTCCACGCTAACTCCTCAGTATCTACCGTCTGATTCGCTAGGGAGCGAGCTATGCCTAGCTGCGCGTGAGGAAGGCCTTGTGTTTTGTAGTAGCGTAATAGGAACTCTCCTGCCGTTGGGCTAACGCGCACTACCTCAGCGTACGGCATGCCTGATATGAGAGGTGTAGTTAGCTCGAGGGTACCCTGCTTCTGTGGATAGAGAGCATAATTGGAGCGCCCCGGTGTGCCAGTGAGAGGGCACACTACACCCACGTTAATTACAGTAACTCTATTCTCATCATCAGGTTTACCTGCTATGAAGAAACCTCCTGTACCCAGCGGGCCTAGTGCCTGATTGCTCCATATACCTATTCGCTCTACGCACTGCGTAGGAGTACAATTGATCTCCAGACAATTGGGATCTGGTGGTAGGTCTATATTATTAATATAGCCCTCTCTATCACTAGCCAGGAATAGCTCTACCTCTCCTATCTCAGAATCAGGTATGCCCCCCGGGATTAGTAGTCGTGATAACCTATAACGATAATTAACCAATTGGAACCACCTCTACACTCTCTAGGACTGGCATAGTATCAACTGGTGCGAGTGGTAATGTACTCAGCACTCGGGCTGCGCTGGCCCCTGAATTCACTAGAGCAATACCTATACCTTTCGCTGATGGACTAGTAAGAGGAGCTAGGTTTCTAAAGTATTGTCTTATAACTAGACCCGCGTTGACATTACCTGCTACGGCCACACGTACATTATACGGGAATGGCCGTAGTGTCCTGACCCTAAACCCGATGCCTACTGCCTTATTATTCTCTATAACCTTACTTATCTGAAATAATGTGCGCTCATCGCTCGCGTCGGTATAAACAGTTATATAGCCAGGCGTAGGGTCAGAATCAACTATGACTATTCGGCTGAGTGTATTTATCTCGTTAATTATAGTCGCGCGTAGAGCTGATAGACTGCTGCTATCTGATAAGTCTAGGTATTCAAGGACGCGTAGACGTAAATCATCGTCACTCTCTCTATCAGTGCCATTTACGATATCACCTACGGCTTCATTAAACGGGTTTCTATATAGGCCTACTACGCCAGTAGCACCCGTTACGGGATCGCGTAGTGGGGTGCCAGCTGGTATGACAGCCTCACCTGGCCTCCCTACTGTTACAGCTACGCGTGTCTCGCCACTATTGTTTATGGCCTCACTTAGAATAATAGTTACATTATCAGGTGTCAGCATAACAGTACCCTCTGGTACCGGGCCCAGCACTAGTGCGTAGCCATTGGCTGGTGTGCCCTCTCTTCTAATTATCCCGTATAATAGAGCCATCGCATCTAACTCTACGTCGGTGGCATCCATTATAGTAACAGGTCGCGTCTCCTCGTATAAATCTACTATACAGGCGGCTATAGCTCGTAATAGGAAGTAGAGGTTACTGAGTGGACTGATGGTACCATTTAGTATTGTCCCCTGCAGTTTTTGCTGGATGGTACTTAATATAGTGTTTAGATTCATAAAAATACCTGTTATGTTTGCTTCAGAGGGGGTGCTTACGAAGGTGTCAATGTAGTCGTGAGAGAGCGATTATCATTATATATAACGTTAATGCGTACCTCGCGCGGGCCTGTTACCTGGATATCTACATCGCGCACACTATACACAGATGGTAAGGCGCGTAGAGCGTTAGCTATAGCTATATCAGCCCTACCTACCCAGTCAAGATTGAGGGGATCAGATAGATAGTTATAGAGGGCATTCCCCACGTCAGCATCAACTAATCGGAAGTCGCTAGTACCAGGTACCCATATAGCTACGTGACCCAATGGAATCTCCAGCGCTCGCCTTACTAGATAGTCTCTTTCGTCTACTAGCAGTAGATCGCCAGTTGTGCTGAGAAGTATATCTCCGTCTCTCGTCGCTATATCCACAGTTATAAAGCTATAGGGGGATAAATACTATAGGGTAGCCCCACTATCCAGTAGTCGGTGGGCGCCGTTAACGCTATAGAACAATAGCCTCGTCTATTATCTGCTTCTAATATAAGCGTATAGTAGCCTTTAGTTAATTGATTATCCTTCTTCCATAGGAATAGGGTGCCCCTCTCCCCCTGCTCACTCTCTCGTTTCCATAGGCGCACACTAGTAGAGCAGGGTATAAGGCGGGGGTTGGGGCTCTCACTATACAGAATCTCGAGCGTCAGACTATCTACGCTAGGTAGAGGGGGCGCGTATACTGCTATGCCGTAGCGTATGACTTGTGGGGCGTCTACTGGTGTTATCATCAAAAAATCATAGGTTTGAAACCCCGTCCTTCTAGGACGGCTTTACAGTTCGCCAGGAGTTGTAGGCAAGAAACTTACAATCTTCTGGCTTTGCGTTTTGGCAAAGACGTTTCCCAGTAGCAAGACTGTGGAGACTCACGCGAGATTTTACAATATCCTCGCCGCCGACGTAGCATTTACCATACTTGGGATGTTTGACGATCCCGCCACGCTTCAATCCTTGAGAGAGGGAACCGCCATAAGGACGGCGATACCCGCCTGCTCCAGGGTTGAAAACATGCAACTGCCTACGATGCAGCCGGATTGGCCTGCATTCCATAACCACAGTGTTACCCGGGATGGAATTGCCGCCGACCAACAGGTAAGCCAATACCCACGAGTCAACACAATGGGCGTTAAACTCGTTGGATAGCTTGTTCTTGGACTTCTTCAAACCCAACAATTGACGGGTTAAGTATGTGTCCTCATAGCCATTGAAAATGGTCAAGTTAGCAATCCGACGCAACTCGGAATAGCAGTAATGCTTACCTACTTCAAGGGGAGAGAACGAGACATTCCAACGCTTACATCCTTTGCGAGTTTTGGCTTTTATATCCTCAATCCCAATGTGAGAGATGGGGAATATTGCAGCATAAACCTTTACTATCCTGATCTTGAGTTGCCATCTAGCTTTAATAGACGGAGGGATGCCGCCATGTTTACGGTTCTGACGATTGGCACGATAGGGGGTCTTACGATACCGTCGTGCCCGCCTTGCATTGGTGCTCATTTCTTCCGCATCCTTTACCCAATCAACAGCATGAAATTGCTGATTGAGATATGTGTGGGCCTGAGACTTCACCGTAAATCCTTCGCGCTTAGAGCCGGGGTCAATCCCTACTACTACAGGCTGAGTAATTCGATTGGATGGTTCAACGTTGAGCCGGATACAGAAAATCCCTTTACGAAAAAATGGGGTTGCCTTGCCTGATTTAATCCAACGAGCAGCCCGGTTGGGTGTGGTTGGCATTAGGGGGCGCTGGCTTGAATCGACTACTGGAACGTACTGCATGGTTTTGATTGCCCTATAAAGGCTACTATGTAATTCCCTTCGACTTTGAACCATATAGCAGAGAGAATGCAGATTAGGGAGGTGTCCGCAACATCTTTTGAAGTACCACCTTCAGCTAGTTCAAATTGGCTTCTCAGCCATTGTCTAGTCCCACTTACGCTTACTTTCCGCTATTGGCTTTAGCTTCCGGCAAGCCCCGTCGCTTCAGCGCGGGGTTGGTGACTATTTGACTAGGTACGATGATGAGATGAGAGGAATGAGACGGCCTCCGATAGCAGTACTGGGTATAGTGTATATAGTACCTCTATCATCGATGAGACGGAGGTAACCGTACTGACCATCATATATAGCATGGCCTATATTAGTCCCCCAATCATAGTCAGTTATCCTGTAGGTTAGCACTGAGGATGTATAGCTATTATCAATCTGCACTGGGTACAGAGTACTATTATCGTATGTCCAGCTATCTACTATTATTTGTAAGTCATCTTCTCTACCAGGTAGTAACTCTAGCTGAGTATAGAACAGAAGTGGATTAACTAGGCCCCACGTTAATTTAGTATTGATTGATAATATCTGTGTATCTGCTAGGGCTAGCGTGAGACGCGGCAGTCGGAAGCACTCATCTAACCCTAGTCTCCAGCGGCCCTCCAGGAGCTCTACTGTAGTAGGTAATGGCTCTCGGGGAGCTACGGGATCCTCGTCATCAATAGGCCCCTCAATTAATTCGATGATCTCTTGTTTTAACTCCTCATCTCCATTATTGTATAGATCGATTACAGTATTGGTATACTGAGTTAGACGCGGTAATAGAGATATAGTATCTAGTGTGTCTAATGTATCAGTAGTACCAGAGCGGCCCGGTCGACTCCTATTAGGCTGTGTATTGATATTATCTATGGCGGTGATTAGGTCGCGGGCCTGATCTATGATACCTAGACAAGAGATTATATCTATTAGTTGCACTATTTTTTGGATAGGGCTACCGCTTAGCGCGCCTACAATACTGGGTATTAATGCCAGCGACTTACCTAGGGCTAGTCCGGTGCGGCCTATATCAGTTGCTGCCCTGAGAAGGGCGGTATTATTCTCACCTATGATTTGGTTTAGCCCCCCTGATAGTAGGGATCTGATGCCATCACCGCGTATGATACTACCTATGTCCCCGGTGGAGATACTGTTGGCCAGTACAGCGGCACTATTATATATACTCTCTCCTAGTTGTTTATAACGTACAGCATCTTTTAGTAAATCAGAGTTCAGTGTAGTGCCTAATGAACTCATGAGAGAGGTTATCTCCTTATTAACGTCTATGGGTTCGTCATCGGGTTCTCTATTGGCCAGTCGTTTAGCTAAATTATATACTTTATTAGTTACGTCTGCCCCATCTATACCCAGTGTTCTACTTAGGTTACGGCTAATAGAGTTAACTATTAGAGCGTCTATAGTCTGTTCGTTTAGCTCCTGGCCATTTAATAGTGAGGTCCCCAGCTGCGCTAGTTGAGTGGTGTCTCCGTATTGGCTAAGACCTGTGCTCCTGTATAGTCGGTCTAATGCAGGTGATACTAAGGAGTATACCCGCGCTAGGTCTGTTGAGTTATCACTTACTACTAGTCCGCGGGCCGAGGTGTCTAGATCACTTAGTTCTAGGAAACCAATAGATAATAACGATAGGGCGTCCTTAATCTCATTGATTATATAAGTCTTGAGTGAAGGAGAATTAAGAAACAATTGCTTCAATTCTGCGGGCACTAGATCCTGACTGGTCCCGCCCTCTAGCATGGCTATGGGATCTATACTATTATTTCTACTGATAGTTAGTACCTGATTGACTAGAGTGGTTACCTGAGTGGCAGATACACTGAGCCCCAATCGTTGTAGACCCTCCCCTATCTTCTGTACCTCTAATTGCACGTCCCCCGCTATATCTATAAGGGGCGTATTGATAGATATAGTCAACTCTCCTACCGTTTCACCCTCTCGCTCTAGATATACATCACTGGCTACTGATGATACTGCGGCCGGCTCTACTGCTGCCAACGCTGGTGGATTCTTAGCTGTATCAGTAGCGCTCTTAGCTATGTTCTCCTTACCTGGGTTCTTAGGAGCTACCTTAGAGGCTGATATAGAACGTCGTATATCCTCTCCTAGTGAGCCTATAACATCGCCTCCCGGCGTAGTGGCACCCGGCGTAGTGACACTCGGCGTAGTGGCACCCGGCGTAGTGGTAGAGTCATTAGGCTGGGTGGGTACTTGAGCGTCATCGGGATCAGACTGCTCTATATCAGACTGAGTTGGTTTATCAGGAGTATTTGTATTTTCAAGTATGGCCCCGCATCCCTTAGGTAAATCAGGTAGTTTAGGGAACTCTGGTATGTGTGGGATGAGGTCGAGGTTCAACTCTATCTCATCAGGTATAGGCGGTAGTGTATTGAGAGTCATAACTCCGCTTAGGGAAAATACAGCACCCGCGCCCTGGAATATGCTGGGCCCCACAGTTATGTGATTGTGAGTTATGCCCTGGAAGGCACTCTTCAGTGCATAGGAGTTCATACCTTCAGGACTGAAGGTCATACCTGATAGTCCGGCTCCTGGTACCGATGAGTATATATTAACACGGCCTACTGGTATCTCAACTGGCTCTTCTTTATCGTCTGCAGCCTCCGATCCTATAGGTGATACGGCTGCTATTAGATCTACGTTAGTGGCTCTTGCTACCATCTCGCCGTAGCTATAGAGCTTCATTTCGTTTAATGATGTGCTAGTGTGTGTAGTAGCATAACTCTTGTAATCAGTAGAGACCCGCTCCATCTCGCCTAGGGCCGTAGCCTTATCTACTTGGGCTACTGTCTCACTTCTATCTGATACGCGTAGTCTATTACCTGAGCGCTGTAAGTCGTCTCCCTCTATAATTCGAGTACTATCCTTACCTATTGCGTAGTGGTGGTCGCTAATGTGATTAATGGAGTTCCCGGACTGCACTACATAGTTATCGGTGACGGACTGCATGAAGGGAGCCCGTTGAGTGATATTGGTATCACTCACAAACTGTATGTTATTGGCTACCTGCGTGAGTTTATTGGCAGGAGCAATATTGACATTGCCCTGACTTATATCAGTTAGCTCTGCTTTATCACTAAGGAGTGAGCTCTCCTTGAGCTTACGGATTCCATCTAGTGATTGCTCAGTATTACCATTAACTGCCGTACCTACAGCATTAATATTCTGCTCTGTATTGGACGCTATGCCCTCCCGCAGAACCTGGTTGGCCTGTAGGTTCATGTCTCTTAATTCTAATAGCCCCTCTACTGCCCGCACGGGCTCCACTATAATCTGAGAGCTGATGCGACGAGGTTCGAACGGAGTGGTAGATGCCGCTGCCTGCTCTAGTGTCTGTGTTGCTTGTTGGTATGCTGTGTTCTTGGATATCTTATTGAGATCATTGAGCGCGGGCCCCAGCGTAGGAGTGTTGCGGCCCGCCCCTAGATCTCCTTTCAGTAGTTGATCTTCTATCTTACTCATAGGTCTAGATCCTGTATGGCTCCTCGTTGATTATCTATTTCAGATATGGCTGCTAGGTTATTACCCATTATTATCCAGTGATCTAGCGTAGACCGCCGCAAATACTGCGAGGCGGTATATAGTAGATTACGCACCCGTCCTAGGCGTGTTCTCTCTGCATCATCAGCGAGAACGTATATCTCTACATCGGGTCGAGGAGAATTATAAGCATGTATGTAGGCCAGGTTGGTCATGTGTGCCGCCATGGCCACCAGGTGCGTATTGAGGCCTCCTGGATATGGTAATGAGGTTATGATACTGCTGCTTACCTGCCGTAGTAGGCCGGGCTCTGTAGGTATCAACCACTCTCGTAACTCATCTGGTGGATCCTGGCTTAGGTCCTCATAGAGATTAAATAACGCTGGGTCTATCTGTCCGTGCCATAGATCCCATAGTAGATCCGGCCCGCCCGGCACTACCCAGTAGCGCTCTAGATAGGGAGCCTCCATATTCTGTATGGCGTTCAGGAAGCCAGCTACGCGAGTTATGCCAGTAGGTTGGGATAGAAATGCCTTGAAGAAGCGGTGGCTATCTAGTGGTTCCTCTGCTCCTAGCGTTGCGTAATACTCCTTCCAGTTGGGCTGCATGCTCCATAGAGTACGAGTGGCTTCATAGACTAGACGACAGGGGCTGGCATAGTGCATTCTATAGCCCCCCAGTAGTAGGTAATAGCCTATACTACTAGCAGAGGTTCCCCATACTCGCCTATCAGTTAGTAGTAGTGTCTCACTATAGTCATTGGGTGGTAGCCAATTAGGCCTCTCCGCTATACGCCTGTATCTATCTGCGTGCTGCGTAATGACCGTGTAGTCCAGATTACTCGATGTAGGTAGTGATAGTAACAGTATGAGTTGTTCCTCTAGAGAGCGCGCTATATCTCTCCACGTAGGGCGGGTACGAGGGAGTGGTACGTTACGCATGATACTGGCTAGTCTTTCGTGAGAGCCCGCTATCATAATAGATAAATTATTAATAGCCGCTTCATCTATGCGTGTTACAGCATCTGTATTAGCCCCGGGTAATTGAGGTACGGCCTCTAGGTTAATTAGCACGATATACTGCTCCTACTATGCTTTGCACTGACTCCTCCGAGTAGCCGAACCAGCGCGCTAGTTGAGCTGCCACTAGCGGTTTATTAGCCGAGTTAGCTAGCATCATAAAGTTGTTAATTAGTGGTGTATCAGGCATTCGCTTTCTTATTAACACCTCGAGACCCTCGGCGTTTACGTTGGGCCTCTCTCTACTATCAGCTCGCATCTGTATGGTCTGCGGCAGTCTTACACCTATAGTAGCTGCATTCAACGCTAGTACCTGGCCCGGCATCATACGACGGGGGCTACTAACTAACTCTATACCACTCAGTAGCCATACAGCATCTAACCAATAAGGCCTGGGTAGTATTACTGTTAGTGCGTAGCCCGCGCGCGCATCACGAGTATCTGCATCGTACGTATATTGTGTTAGGAGCCTGAATTGATTTACGTGAGTGCTAATACCGCCCGCGCGGGCTATAGCTCTCTCTAGTTCATCCCCATCTTTACTAATAGTTCTCATAAGCCTATATTAATCCCTTTAATACACTAAGGCGCGGATCTACCGCATTCAGACCCCCACCTATACCAGATCTTACTCTCCACTCAAAGTGAAGATGAGGGCCAGTGCTACGACCAGTACTGCCTACCTCACCTATTACTTGTCCCTGCTGTACTATGTCTGCCAATTTAACAGCAAACTTGCTCATATGTGCGTACCAACTCTGATTACCCCCTACGTGTTCTAGTTTAATTATATTACCAAATCCATTATTCTCAAATCCGACTGATATCACTTTGCCTGCCATAGTGGCTAATATAGGTGTGCCTATTGGAGCCGCTATATCTATACCGTTGTGCATCCTACCCCAACGCCAGCCAAACCCACTAGTCAGAGATCCCTTAGAGGGTATTATGCCACCCCCAGAGCCTGGCCTACCAGGTATTACCTGACCTGCCAATGCGCTTACCTCATTGAACTGAAAGCCGGGGGCTCCTGCTCCATAGGATAGAGTATTATTAGTCATAGCTCTATTAACCTGAGGTACAGAACCTGTATGGGTAATAGCATCACGTTGGTTATAGGGCCACTTGAACTCTCCTATACGATTGAATATAGCATTAACAAATCCATCTATACCCTGTGCTAGTGCCTGCGCCAACTGTTCAGTAGAATAAGCACTATCGCCTGGTATAGTGGGGGCATTACCCCCACCACCACTCAAAGTAGATGGCGCCGGGCCCTGTCCTCGCCTATAGGCTAGATACTGTTTATATAAAGTATCTAACGTATTTTCTCCACCTCGTGCCTCTGAGGCCCCCGGTAGACTAGTCCATTGTTTCCGTAGCTTGTTATAGTAGCTTAGTATGTTACCACTCATGACCTCCTCTACCGTAGTACCAGTCTCATCGAGTATTAAATATAGTATGGCTAGA